CGACATATTTTATTTCCTCTCTAGGGTTCCGTTTGAGTAACTTGAAGTATAGTAATCTCTTGCAAAAGATACACCAGAAATATCCTCACCAGATGCGATTACATCTTTAATCGTATTTATTCGAGTATTGGAAACGTCAAGTGTCAAATAAAGATCTTTAAGACCAACAACATCATTAGATTCTGGGAATGCTTGAACTTCAATAATATTATTAGGTGCCTGTGTTCCAGTGATATTAATGGTATTGATTAAGATCTCTCCCTTAGTATAATCAACCGTACCAACACCCCTCAGAACAACCTGCAATTGATCTGTATCTGTTTTTCTGATAGCAGAGAGTACACCCTTACCACTACCATCTAAATTGCCGTTTGCATCCTTATTTGGAACATCAGTAAAGAAGACAGTATCGGAAGAACCGCTGATATTAAATCCAGTGCTCTTGATGTTATATCCTGCAGGATTAATATGGAACTTATTACCAAAACATATTTCATATTGTGCGAATTGATTTACAAGTGCCTTCATATCTCTTCTAATCTTCACCTTCGTGATATTGGAAGTGATTGCATTATCAACTCTATCAATCAATTGCAATGCTTTACTGTACTTAAATCTCCCACCAAAGCGATTCATGTCAACATCTTTAGAGTATGATGTTAATGTATTCGTAATCCTAGTCTTCAGATCACTAGCATTTGATATTCTAGAGTTATCATAGTAAACAGTTGAGTCAAGTTCAACATAAAGAACCTTAAGATCAACAATTTGTTGATTAATACCAGCGATTGAGTACTTTTTCAGTTTATTAAGAATATTTTGCTTATCAAAGTCAGAAATATATGATCCATTCTTAGGTTTAATACTAATTTGAACTGTTCCGAACTTAGGTGGAGTCAATTCTTCACCACCAACCACTGCAACAGACTCTGTATTAGTGTAAATTGATGAAATAATTGCCTCATAATCCCTTGATGTAACCGCTCTGTGCTGCGCTGAGTACAATCTTGGAGCAAAGTACTTAATAGAGGATACATTTTCGATTTCACCGCCGTTTATCGCCTTCTGAACGGTGTTTATGGTAACTGAACCAGTAGGAATTGCACGAATTCCGTTTTCATCCGCTAAATTGCCTTGAAAATCGAAAACCGAGGGTCCATTTCCTAAGGAACCATCAGTAATAATGTAAGAAACAGTAATAATTTGCCCAGTTTCTAATTTTTTACCAAAATATCCATCACCAAACAGTAATTCATACTGTTCATCACCAATTTCTTGCAATAAGAAGATTTCTGATGCACTATCAATGTGTAAAATGTTATCAACGTGCTTAAATTCTCTTTCACCACCCACTTGACCTGCCGAAGTGACTGAAACTCTTATAGTTGAAGTATCAATACTTGGATTATCAAGGATAAAACGCTGACTTACTGATGTATCAACAGCAAATTGCCTTGTCAGCAGTGATCCTTGGAAAATTTCAATAGGATTTTCTGTTGTTCCGAAGGTTGCAACACCATTTTTGATGTTTGTAGTGATATTTTCAGGTATTGAGAAGCGATATGTTGTATTATCAAAAGGACCAACCGTTACCAAACCCTTCAGAAGGGTCATTGTCTTGCTATTGGAACCAGTTGACACATCAAAAGTGATATTTGCCTTGGCAGCACTCTTAGATCTAGGTACATAACCAATATTTCGTGCCAATGACACCACGTTTTCACGTACTGTGGCACCATCCAGGAAGGATTCATTGACTACAAGGTTAGCATTAAACGCATTGATGTACGTATTGTATGCTAAAGTGTCAATTAGAACAGAAAAGTTAGATCCTTCAAAGTCAAAATCAGTAAAATTTGAGTTTGATTTGAGGTATCCCTTAATTTCTGCCTTAATTTGATCGAAATCTAGGTTAGTAAACTGTGTGTAAGGCATATTTTTAGCGAGTTGCCTCTAGTAAGAAGTTAAAAGACTGTGTTGGGAGGTCTAAACCAACAATATCAAAGAAAACATTACAAGAAAAAGCATTATCATCAGGTCTTGGATCAACCTCAACCTTTAAATTACTAATACGAGGTTCATAAAATTCGACTGTATTGCGAATTTGTTCTGAAATAACGTATGCATTTGCTACGTCCACAAACTCAAAAAGGCTCCCACGAATGTCGGAGCCTAATGAGGAGTTGAATGGGCGTTCAGTTGGGATTGTTTCCACTAAATTACGTACAGATCTAATGATTGCACGTTCATTAACAAGCACAGGAAGGTCCTTTGTCACAGGATGTGGATCAAAGGCAAAACTAATATCTTTAAATGCTCTGGAGACCTTCTGGGTTGCCATTAAAATGGTACATTTTTCTGAATTTATTTATACCCCTATTCTTGATTTTGCTCTTCGTCCGTTAATTCTTCTGGCGCATCATTGGTTTTATGTGGTTTACACCAATAATCTGTAATCAATGATGTGGTACCCCACATCCTGTACATATATTCTGTGTCACGGTCTACGTGATACTTTGACATTTGTGCTCCTTTCGATTAAAAACGGAACTTTTTGAGGGGTTACTATCCCTGAGTAACTATTTACTCTGACAGGTCTTGTGGACCTTCTTCTTCATCAGTATTTTTGTAATCTCCTGCAACTTCACGAATCAATTTTTCGTGTTGTTTTGCCGCAAGATTATCTAAGAAATCGGATTGGGGTTCAGTCATCTTTATACGAGTAAAAAAAGAGGGGTGTTTAAACCCCATTCAATCTTATTTACCTTGTCCACGATATGCTTTCTTTGCTTTATTGCGAGACGTAGCGGCATATTTTGTATTCTTGCCAAACCCCTGACGAGTCTTCTTGGGGGTTGACTCGATCATTTTCTCACCAGAGAGACCGACTTTTGAACGTGCCATAATAATTAGAACTTAGTGATGTTTGTTTTAAGATCTTGAGGTCTTGGAGTGCCTTTCTGATAATACTCTATCGAAAGGTCCTCCATAATATCAAAGTATTCCTCCTCGGTCAAGCCCTTATAAAGAACTTTACCCTTGAGGAGGATTGTATACTTCTCTTTCATTTACTCAGATAACGCGAGTTTTTTCGTGACCAACGCGGATGCGAGGATCACACCAGATCTCAAATCCTGCCTCTTTTGCATCAAGACAGAAACTTACATCTTCTCCACACATATCCTGTACTTCACCAGATTCAAAGACCTGCATCTTAGGAGCAAACCAAGGATATGGCATACCTTCGTGTTCAAATACACCATTCTTGATCAACAACCAACCAAATCCTGCATAATCAACAGTGAATGGTTTACGACGCTTTGCAATGCTTTCAAGTGTTTCGTGATTCATAACACCACCATTGCCACGGAAATCTTCTTCATCCATCCAGTGTGCAACAGAAGTAGTTTGACCATCTTCAGTACAATACCAACCAGATGCAATATCCTTATCCATCAATACCAATTGATAGAACTTCTCAGTGTTGAATACAATATCACTATCAATCCACAATTGATAATCATACTGCAACTTACCATCCCAAGGTTTCTGATCAGGACCACGAAGAACATTTGCACCTAAACACTTACAACGTGCAAAGTTCACCATAGAACTATAATCTTGAGAGATCTGAATAGATGCTCCGTTCTGTACTAGATCAAAACACAGTTGTACAAAGTTCTTCAGATAGGTGTATGAAACACCGCGACCTGGGAGACAGAATACAACGGTCTTTCCTTTGACCATCTCTCTTGCTTTCGCATAATCCCATTCCGCCTCTGCAGGTTTCTTACTAACGGGGGATTTTGCTTTTACTGTAAATCCTTTTGCCATAACTTAAGTCAAGTTTGAATTTGAATCGATTCAGTAGTAATTATACTATGAGATAGAACGTTTGTCTACTCTACAGTTCGGTTACTACGATACTGTCACCATCTACTTCCATATTGATCTCTGTTCCCTCAAACCACCCAAACTCGGAGATAATCCATTCGGGCACCTTTATCACATACTCACCAGTTACAGAATCGACCTCTACGGTGCTCAAATTTTCTCCGGGATTTTTTTGCATAGAAGTTATACCTATTTCCATTTTTGTTTTATATAGAAAAGTGCAGAGTTATATAAAGACCTCGCCAAAGCAAGACTTTATAGCTTAATGGTACCTAGTGTTTTTAGCCACACGCGCCGCCGCGCAACGCCCCCCCGTAGGGGGGCACTGCCGATCACGAACCCAGCACTGCCTCAGCGCACATCACCCAGGGCGGTCGCCTTGGTGCTCTGATGCACGGAGCGGGAACCTGCGCCAGTGCGAACGCGGGAGGAACCCCCACGGATGCGGTCAGCGTAGCGGTTTGCCTTGGTTCCGTGTGCGGTGGGAAGGCGGCGGATTTTCACTTCCTTGCCTGCTGCATTCAGTGCCTCGGCAATGGTGAGCAGGTTCTGGGTGGAGGTGGTCATCGGGTTTGCTTCTGAACTGTGTTTATTATAAGGGGCACGGGGCACGAAACCCACGAAGGGCGTCCACCTCTCCAGGTGGCACACCCTTAAATGTCACTTACCAGTTGCGGCAGAAAATGTAACCGTCCTGCTCATCATAGTCATAAGAAAGTTGATCCCAAGTAGCACTCCAGTCAACACAAACGAAGGCAGGAATGTCCATGCAGTAGCAGTCAGTCACCAACTGTTCTGCAAATTCAGCGCCAGACATTTCGCCTTGGTAAGCGTCAGCGAAGTTCTCCAATTCTTCTTCGCCGTAGAGTTCAATGAATGCCTTAATAGCGTCGGCATCATAATCCTCAAGCAGTTCAGTCAGGATGTCATTTTGCTCGGGATATTCACCCAGCATTTCTTCCTTCTCAACGGCGGCAGTGGTGACACCGCGTGCCTCAAGGATTGCCTCATAGAAGGAAGTGAAAGCGGGTTTGCCGTTCTCCCGAACGTAACCGCAGGCGAGGCACTGTTCAGTCCGTGAAGCGGTTTCCATGTCGCGGATGGCGGAGAGGAGTTCAGAACCTTTGAGCATTTTGATTGAAGAAGTTGGTTTGTTTGGTATGTCCGGATTATAAGGGGTCAGGCGGCAGGATTTCCAGCGCCTTTGGTCCAGTTCGCGAATCGTCCCCAGGAGAGGTCCTCACGGGCAGTCATCCACATCGCCAGGACCTTCA